ATATCTATTGTTCTTACTACTTGTAATGATCCTGCATATGAAAGAAAACTTGCAGCAGTCAACCAATTTACTTCTGTGGCAGAAGTAGGTTTACCATAAGTATCAACCAATAACCTCTCAGATGAGATATTTTGGATAACATTTGCAGGTCCCCACTGAAACGCCGCAGCAAAAGCCGCATCCGAAACCGATACATTTGCTATTGTAGTTGAAAGATCGAGTTCAGATACATTTATTCCTGGACTTACTTGAAAAGCCATCTTGTTTCTCCTTATAAAAAATTTAGTTTCATAGAGTTCTATTCTATACTATTATTTATAATTTTTGAGTTTTTCACCCTTAATAATTCGATACCGTTTCCCAACGTGTACCAGTACTGTCTACGAAAGAATCATCCTCATTACCATCACTTATGAAACCAAATGGAGTGATTTCTTGTTCTATTTCTTCTATTCTATTTGAATACAATTTTGTTCTTAGTTCTTGATCCATGAGTTCTTTGAAATATCTCTGATTCGCAACCCATGCAAAACAAACCAAAGTCATAACCAAGTCATCGTTTGTACCTTCTTGGGCTCTGTAACTCTTACCCCTAACCACAAATGATGTCAATTCAGATATGGTATTGAAATCCAATATCAATAACTTATCTTCCTCAATCAAATCCTTGAGTGTAGAACACCCAATCCGTTTTACCTGGGTGGTAGTTTTTAGTCCAATATAAGACCGTTTACCAAATCCTGCACTCACTACCTGACCACTTCTACCTTTGACCGTCGAACTGATCATGTTCTCATACTCAAAATCATAGTACAATGCATCTGCAACCTGTCCACCGATATCATTAGATTCTACCGATACCATTGCTTCATTGTAATGTTTTGCCACTTTATATATAATGTCTGGATATAGTAGTGGTGAAATGGTATTACTACGATATCTAGCTACCAATTTGTATGGGGTATCCGTCACATTGATAACTGTAAATGCACTATAATCTTTACCTGCACCCCTTGCAACATCCGATGATAGGAAGTAACTATTCCCCTTTATTGGTTCTGCCCATACTGCATAACCATCCTTTTCGTTGAGTGGATCACGAAATGCCAATGTCCTTAATTTTGCAGGTGAAATCAGTGTATTTGCACTACCCACAAATTCGGTTTCAAACTCAACCCTAAACTGATCTACTGATGTATTCCGTATGGTCTGTTCTTTCCACGCTGCATCACGACCTGGAACTTGTGACCAATGAACATCGATTGGTGTATAATCACTTCGACCCTCTACTGAATCTACCCACATTTTATAGAACATATTCATACCATTTGGGGTAGATACAATGAACACCTTAGTTGTATTACCTGATGATATGGTAGGATATACTGCACGAAAGAACTCATCTGCAATGTTTTCGGGCACAAATGCAAATTCATCGAGGAATATGATATTGAATGTACCACCCCGAATTGCACTCGATGACGTTGCAGAAGCCATGATCTTGGAACCGTTTTCGAGTTCGATGTTACCCTTGTTCCATTCTACCACACCCTGTTGTAGCCATAGTGGTAAATGTTCGTATGCAAGTTGTAACCGACTCAACAATTCCCTTGCAGTTACACCCTTATTTGCAAGGATTGCAACCTTCACATCCTCATTGAACAGGACATAATGTAAAAGATATGCGATGATAGTGGTTGATTTGCCCGTCTGTCGAGGCATTTTACATATGACGAAACGATCACTATCGAACTTCTGTACCATTTCCTCCTGAAAATCCCACAAATCGAAATCCACCAACCCTTCATCTACTGTAACTATTTTGATATAGTTCTTGATGAAGTGTATCGGGTCATCTTTACATTTTATGTACTCATCTACCTGTTCTTGGGTAAAACTAATAGGTATATTCTTCTTTTTTAAATTTGGGTTTCCCAGGTAATTTATATTTTTCATTCTTTTCTCGTTCTTTGATGATCTTGTCTAATTCTCGTCGGCGTTGTGCTTTCAAGAACAACCTTCGTTTCTTTGCAGAAGGTTTCTCAAAGTATTCCTTTTTTCTGTATTCTTCTAATATACCAGATTTCTTTAGTTTCCGATTGAATGCTTGGAATGCATTATCAAAAGATCCATTAACTATCACTTCCAGATTCGTCATTTTTATTCCCCTTTATCATTTGTTGTAATTCACTTGTCGAACCAACGAATAATGCATTGTTGGTTACTTGTGTCGGATTCTGTACTCGTCTATCCGACTTCATTTCATCCATTTTCATATGGAGAGTCAATAATTTCTCATTGGTTTCACCTACATTCTTTAGTAATTGTGCCAATACCTCATATGCTCTTGGGTGTTGACCTTCGGTTGCGAGATGTAATGCAGATTCAACTGCCTTATTACCGTTCTCTATCAAATCATAAAAATTGGTACGGGTATAATTATAATCCGTTTCCAATTGCTCTTGTGGTGTTCCCTCGATTACGACAGGAAGTGCAGTTTCCTCCACCTCGTCGGCTCTCTCGATGTCGAACACTAAGTCTAACTTTTTGTCTACCTTTTCCATTCTACCTCCATAGTAACACATCTTATGGTTTTCTTTCCCAGTATTCTATGAACCATAAGTCTATGAATTCCATCATAAAAAGTATTATCTTCATCCTTGTATATTCGTATTGGTTTATTCATACCGTTTTTATCGATGTCTGGCAATAACCGAGCAACCTTGTCTAAATGCCATTGTTTATATGGATCACTATCCTTCCACTCCCAATCGTATATGGTTCCATCACCCACCTTTATTTCATCCAATGGAACATCCTTTTCCGTTAAATCAAAACCGTGAATAAGACCCTGACAACAAGTACATCTATATAATGCCTTTTTATACCATGTTGGTGGTCTATCCCTGATACTAAAGGGTTCCATTTTACGTTAATTGGCTATTAATCGTTATGGTCAAATCCTCATCTGAATCGTACTCAAACCTACTCGATGCATTCGTTACCGTTCCTCTGGGTGATGTCATTTCATCTACCGTTGCAGGATCCGTATGATCATAGAATTGAGTAACAACGTTTTTGATTATTTCTTGTTCTTGTGCTGGGCCGTATAGATAGGTTTTTGCCGTGAATGTAAGAGTCCATTCGATTCTTCTCCGTGAATCCATATCACCTGACCATGAATCCTCAAATGCAACATCATTCAATGTGATCGGCATATCTGTCTTGATAACATCATTTATACTGATCACGAAATCAGGTGTAAAATAGGGTAGAATCTGTTCGACTATCTTGAGTCCATCTTCCGAATTACCTACCAATACATACAATGAAAAATCCATATTATACGGTACTCTCATGTACCTACGAGATACTCTACCCTCATCAGTCGAATGATCCACACCAGTTTTCTGCATGGTATTCAATTTACGTTCTGCATCATATGCTATTGCAGTATACTCAAAACCCATTCTTGGTACAGATGTCTGCACCTCTGCTGATGTATATGTCGTTCCTGTAACTGCTGTCCGTTGTTCCCATTTCATCTTCGGTGAATAAGTAAGAGGAACATGATATAACTCTGTATTACTTGCAGATATCTCCGTTTCCACATAGATATCATTGAAGATAGTTCCGAATGCAGCTACTGCATTTCTGATAGATGCATTATAAAACTGTGTACCTAACATTAGAATTCTCCAAATGGATTGGTTTCCGTAAAGTCCACGATTCCTGCATCTGCAATAGTTTCAATTGCAACACTCTGATCTTCTGGATCAAGTACCGTAGTTGATTGGAACAACTCTCCGAATGTATAACTCGCAGGATCCTCGACTACATCCTCGACTACATTGACACCTGGAGTAAACGAACCAATCATATTATTGACACTAAGTTTCTTAGTTCCTACATCCCATCCAGTAACAGTTGCTTGTGCAGTTGCAGTTGCAAGACTAACACCTTGATACACGACCGAACTAACTGCATATGTTCCAGATCCAGTACCCAAAGTAAGTGCAGTCACTATATGACTTCGTTCTGACTCTATTGCATTTATTGCAGTATTGACTGCCGAATCACTCGTATTGACATTGAAATTCTGACCGCCATAGATGAACAATCTACTCATCAATTTGTAGATATAATTCTTCCCCAATTGCATAAATGGAGTCATATCTTCCACGAATTTGATTTCGTACATTTGTTTGGTGAAGGGTAGATATATCAAATCACCTTCAAGTGGTAGGGTATATCCCGAAAGATTTAAATCGTCAAACCGTTTTACTGCAATGACAAAATCACATGAATCTCTGACTTCAAATCCAAAATAGGTAATGTAATC